CAAAATGCCAGGGCTCATATGGATTATTTCTAGCCCACATTGGCCATATCCATCCATATCTAACTCCATTTTTTCGAATCCAGGATTGGGCACCGGGAGAAGAGATGTCTATAGCTTTACCCCAACCGTGAAGAGATGTACCCGGCCTGGCAGCAGTTCCTGGACCGGAAGGTGGATTATCCCAGTATCTTTGTTGAGTTTCTAATGTCCTATAACCTTCAGATAAGACAAAATTTACACCTTCCTTTGCCGCATCATTTTTCATACGCAAATATGCAATCGCTGCGGGCTTCCACAATTTCTCCCCGTTGCCGACATCCATTAGATCCGATGCTGGCAATTTTCCATTTTGTCCATTGGGTATTGAATCTGCTTGTGAAACATTTCCCATTACAATCTGTTGGTTAATCGTGGCTGGTGATAATTTTCCAGCTTTAAATGCTGTTATATTTAAACCGCCGGCCTCAAACCCAAAAACATGACCGAAACGTTGTTGTTCAGTTGAATCTTCTAAATGATTGTTTGCATTTTCATATGCGACCGAGCGGAAATTGTCTCTTGCTCCGACAAATGTTCTTGCTGAATTTTGTCTAGTTGTATTAAGAATTGCCGCAGCAACACTCTCCAACGATTCTTGAGTGTGTCCAAATCTTTTTACAAAAGCAAGAGCACTTTCTTTATCTTTGATGGCTCCCCAGGCTCCGTAGCCGCCATAATCTCGTACCGGTTGAAATTGACCCTTCTCTAAGATAACCTCTCTAATAGATTTTGGCCAACCAGGGAGTGAAACGCGATTATAAATTGCCTGGGCAACATCAGCAGATCCCTGGTAACCGCTTTGTGGATTATTGTTTTCAAATAAAGCTGCTGTTACTAATAGCCAAAAATCTGGACTGGAACTTGAAACTTGAAGACCAGCAATTCCTGGCTCAACTGGAGCAGTTTCTTTATCCCCGCCTGGAGATTTTAGCATCATCTCCCTACGAATATTCTGAAATATTTCAGAACTCTTGCTATCCAACATTGCACTAAAAGAATTAACAATTTCTTTGGCAACTGTGGCACCGGGAGATTTATTATTTTGAGAAATAGTTCTGCTTACTGGAACTATACCACCATTCGCCATTGCAAACATTGAATTGCCAATCACTTTTGCATTTGCAACCGTTTGGTCATCAATTGCAGATTGAATTGCATAGCCAAGATAATTTTCTAAACCCGAAAGAGTGGATTTTTCAATTTTTTGACCTAGAGCCATCATATCAAGGCCAGCCCCCATAAGGTTTCCAAAAACACCAGCTTTTTTCATAATAGCCGAGTTCTTCGTCAACAGGCTAAATGAATTTGCCGTTTTTGTATCTTTGGTGTTGGGAAATATTTTTCTAATTGCCTCTTCTCCGCCAACATTTTTACCCGGATTTGTTCGCTGTCTTGGTTGTTTGCTCGGCCTTTTCAGCTTTATATTCTTGATGGTTCTTGGAGTTCTACTTGGCGTTTTGTTGCCAACTCTACCGCCAGAAGCATGTTTTTTGGGTTTACCAAAAGCCGAAAGAGTATCGTATAATGCTCCTCCTATAATATCGCCAATAATGCTACCAATTATTGGACCAACACCGATTTGTCCTATTACTGGAACTAGGGCACCTAATCCTAGACCAATACCCGAACCAACTGCCTTTGCTGCTGCTCTGCCTATAGGTTCTCCCATCATCATTGAAAGAGCAAAATCAATTAGACCACCAATAACAGGTATTCTACCAAAAATTCTACCAAACTTGCCCACAAATTTGCCAACAGGTTTAAGATTCTTACCTGAACTACGACTGGGCTTTGTGTTATTGGCAGTAGGTGGTAATCCTTTCTTTTGTGCTACCGGACCTACTTGTCTTCCTCCGCTAATACCACTGCTTGCAACTGCAAGTCCTAAAACAATAGCGCCATTTAAGAATATATTGAGATTCTTCTCTAGACTATCTAAATCCTTTTCATACTTTTCTCCAGTAACATTCTTAAGAATGCCACGCATTTTATCGTGAACCTTATAGCCAAAATCTATGGCATTGACCACTCCACCTAAAACATTGCTCGCAAATTCTCCTATACTCTTACCAAAAGGAACAAGAAGTTTGGCCACATTCAACATTGCAGGTAAACTTTTTAAAAATAGTGGTGCTGCAGCACCAAGAAATGTGTAAAGAATGAAATTGCGAATTGAATCTAAAAGACCAGCTCTTGGTAATTTATCCTTTATGAAATTTATAGGATTTGCTTTTTGTTGTTGAATTAGATTCAGTCTATTGGCCTTTCTCTGACTCTCTAAATCTTGCTTTCTTTGATTATCTAAAAGTTTTCTCTTCCCCTTCAGTCCTAATATAACATATGCATCAATTTTACGCATAGTATTATTGGCATCCTTTAGACCAATAACTAAAGGATCATTTTTACATACGGGATTTATAGTAACTTTTTTAGGAATAAATTGAGACCGGGGAAATGATACCATTAGGCCACAATACCTCTAACAGCAAGTGTACCCTTTTCGCCATATCTATCGGTATAATCCGGTATTGCCGAAAAATCTGGAACTTCCGCATGTGCAGCAGAACCACTTTTTGGTGTAGTAGCTTTTAGATTAATTGCAGGCAGTTCAGTGATAGACACTGCATTCTGTTTTGGCCTAGGTCTAGGTGGTGATAATGTTGGGACATTTGTTGCAAGTTGTAGACCTTTTGTCGGAACCGAAGATTGTTCATTTCCGGTTGGCATGTAGAATTGTTCAGGAATAGGGGCCGCAATATTACCTCTTTCTAGTCTATACTGGCTTTTCTCTGCAGGATAATGGGTGAAGAAATTATCCTGGGCATTTTTTCTAAGAACATCATCATTTTTCATAAATTTCCTTTGAGACATTCCGAAAAAAGAATGTCTACCTTCAACATGTTTTTGAGCATTAAGTTGAAGATTACTGTTCTTTAATGCCTTTTCGGTTTCATTTAATAAATTATTTGCGGTGGCGAGATCTATTTTTTTAGAATTTGACAGGGCATTCGCGGCACTCTTTCGGTCAACGATATTCAACCAATCGTTGCGGTTCTTAAAGGTTGGTTCATATTGATTGCTGCCGGTTATAATATCTTTAATTGTATTTTTACCACCATTTTGCATGAAGTTCATTTTATATGCTGAACCAGCATACAGGCGGTTATATATTGATTGAGCAACATCTGCTCTACCCTGTGGATCAGAATCTTCCGCAGCGGTTATAGCCAGAAGTGCATTATAATCTGCCTGGCTTATTTTTGGTAGACTTCTTGGTTCTGTTGCCTTTGCCGGTCTATTTAAGTTGGGGAAACTTATATTTTTCATGCCGTTAATGACATTCATTCCGCCGGCTTTTAGACCATTTATCATTCCTCCGACTATGCCACCATCTTTGGCCAGTTGAATGTTATTAACAAATTTTGGCTGATTGGTAGAACCTGCCATCTTATTAAATCTCAAAAATGTATCTGCTCCATACTTATCTACAGCGGCCTTTGATATAACAATTTCTCCGGGCTGAGCCGCAATTAGTTGAGTATCGGGGCCAGCACCGGTTATTCTCATGCCGGTATCTTCGTCAATATGACCACCTTCAGCAAATCCAATTTGACTTATATGCTTTTCTTCTGGTAGCATAAAGCTGATGCCTTTAACCATACCACCATTAAAAAATCCTGGAGTTGATCCAGATTGTGGAGCAGGTGTGCTTATTCTTTCATTTGTCTTAGGCTTAAGAAGTTCATAAGTAAGTACCCCAGCTCCGGCAACTGCTCCTGCGATTAGACCAGTCTTTCCGAGCTTTTTTGCCTGAGCCAATATACCTGGAATACCCAATTTCTTTAGAAATAAAACAGTAGATGCAATAGCCTTAACCGTAGATCTAATAGCAAGACCAAACTTTGTCCCAAACAGAACAAATGCTCCCAATATTGCCGGCCACCAATCTTTTAAAAATCTTGTTAAAGACCTGATCTTATTTTTATTAGCAGGATCCGCAAACCATTTTAAGATATTTGTTAAGGCTTTGCCTAATAGAGTAAAAAGAATGAATTTAAGGATGGTATCTAGAATATTCTTAATTGGAGCAAAAACAGCAGAAAATGCCCTGGACATTTTTCTACCACTAGACTCAAGAAGATTCTCTCTTTCTCTTCGTTCAGTTTCCTCTTGATTTCTTCTTACTTCTTCAACCTTCTTTTTATCCAATAAATGCTCAGCCTTAAGGGCATCTAAGATTTTATTGGCCGAGTTATTGATAATATTGAGCATTCCCAACATATCATCACAACAGTTGCAGCAATTATTGTTATTTACATTTCTGTTTGGTAGAAGTGTATTTTTATTGATTTTTATTTGCTGTGGTGCCTTAGAGGGCGAGGGTTGAGGCGCTGGTGGATTATCCTTTTCTTCTTGTCTAATTTTAAACAATAGCTCTTCAATCAAATCGCCCGTCATAGTCGGGCTGGATTTTTTATTTGGTTTGTTTGAAGAATTTGGGGCCATTGTTGTTACTTCTGTTTAGCTTTTTCTTCTTCCTCTTCAATGTGTTGTTGAAGTAAAGTTACATAGATTTCTCTTTCAAATGGAATCATATTTTCAACAAAGTCTGGAGGCCATTTTTGAAACTGAATAAGAGCAAACATTAGGCGATAATAATTTTCTAAATCATTATACCTCATTGTGACGTAAAAAAAGCAGTTAGCCCCTCAAGCACAATTGTCTCTGTCACATTAGTTACGGGATTTGTTACCTTAACTTCATGCCTTAATTTTGGCATGGTTTCAAAAAAACTTTGAATCTTATTAAATTCTGTGCTAGTCAATTCATCAAAGAAAGTATTCCACTCCTCTTTACTATAATCTGAGAAAACATAAACTTCATCTTCCACACACAGCTTATCAACACAATCAATAATCATGTCGTAGGTCTGACTAGATGAAATCTTCTCAAGGTCAAAATTGTTCTTGATGAATTGATCCAGCGAGGGGTACTTCATTTCGAGGACAAATTTATCTCCTATTTTAATATTCTTAGTATGATTAGGGTCTTTTTGAACCTTAACTTCATCAAGATCAATTTGAATCTTAACTTCTGTCACTCCATCATCCGGACAGTAGACAGTAAGTTCAATTGTCTCTCCTACGGATTTCTTTCTTATATTCAGAAACAAAAATTCAATATCAAACGTGGGCAAAGTTTCAACCTTAATACCTTTCGTTAGAACACAATTTGAAATGATTGTTCTGATCGCATTTGTGATTTCAATATTGCTCTCAGATTCAAGTGCCAACAGAAGTAACTTTTCTTCCTTCACTAAAAATGGCCTAAACTTAATAGGCTTTTCGGTGGAAGGAAGAATCAATTCATAAGTTGGAACAGTTAAAGAAGGTAATGGCATAATTAACCAATAATAATTTCTAATCTATTTAGTTGGACTACCCAAGATTCTTTGCCGGACGTATCTAGTATAAGTGAAATTTACTGAACATTTTAAGACAGTTCCAGTCTCATAAGAAACGGGCATTGAATCAATAGAAATAGGAAAGGCATCAATGAATGTATAATTGAGTATTTTAGAATCTGCTTGCTCATCTTCTTTAACGCCCAAATTTCGTTCAAATTTTGTTATGGCAAGCTCACCAGCATATTGGTTTTTGAACTTCATTCTATATGAAGCCTGGCGGGTTTTAAATAGATTTTGATTATCTTCATTAACTATAAAGTTTTTCCAGCCTTCTAGAAATTCAATGATGTCATAGTTTTGATCCACTATGAAAGTGAAAGATGATTGATTGTCATATTGCCGGCGATATGCCATCCTCTCTGTAACACCCGGAAAATCATTAGTTACTTCGTGGGTGTATAATGTGCTTCCTGGTAGGGTGGCACTCTCGCATAATACGACTAAATTATCCAGAAATGTCTGACTAAATTGACTACCAAATCTAGCGTTATCTTGTAAAAATTTTATTAGATCAGAAGGCGGTTGTATCTTAATGGAAAAATGAGAGGTTAATGCGGGCCTAAGAATTGTGGCTTTTATGTCCTTAATCTTTTTGGGATTGGAATCTCCTTGTAACGACATAAATATTAATAATTGCTTATATATTATTTAGCTTTGGCAGAGAAAAAATATGTTCAAAACTATTTTAGACCAATCAATCCCCAAAAATATGTTGGAGATGTGAATGATATTGTCTATAGAAGTAGCTATGAACTCAAGGCTTTTCATTGGTGTGATAGGACAACAGAAATATTAGAGTGGAGTAGTGAGACTATAATAATCAAATATTTTGATCCAACTACTAATAAGATACGAAGATATTTTCCAGATCTTTATATAAAAATAAGAGATAAGACTGGAGTTGTAAAAAGATACATTATTGAGATTAAACCAAAAAGACAGACTGAACCTCCTAAGCCTTCAGCCCGGAAAAAGTCTAAGACATATTTAAATGAGATGGCTACTTATCAAAAAAATCTGGCAAAGTGGACTGCGGCCGAAAACTTCTGCAAAGAAAATGGTCTAGAATTTATTAAAATCACAGAGAACGAGTTATTTCTATGAAGTTCCCAATGCAATTAAACGCTGGTGCCAGAATGGCACTGTCAGCGGTTCAGACTCTAAGAAAGTTCTTCTCCAGACTAGGAAAGGCTAGTGAAACTAGAATAAAAGTAATTCTAGATAATTTCAAAAAGGCCGATCCGACTGTTGTATTTCCACCATCTATATTAGAAGAAACAGATGAGTATTATGCTGTAAAAAACTTCGTCGAAAAACTGCCCCCTAATCTTAGTCCACCACAATATTTCAATTTGGCAATTGAGCTACTACAGAAATTAGGAAGAGGTGAAGAGGCACTAGACCGGCACGGACTTTACACCTTTAAGTATATTGCCGTAACAAAGGGAAAGTATTATGACGTATTCCCGGTTATACTTCTAACATCTGCTGATGGATCTTATTATAGAGGATTTAATTTTCACTGGGAACGAGCACCACAATATGTTGAAAGCGTTTATAGAAACTACAACTTCTCAAGAGTACAAAGTAAGTTCTATAGAATCAAGCCACACGAATTGGAATATTTTCTGCAGATACCAACATTCTTGCCCATATATATTCCAGAATAAATATAATATAGTGGGAATTATAAGTAATGGCAGATTTAGTCTCTAAACCATTTACAGCCAAGGTTAAATGGGTTCCTACACAGTCTGAGCCTAAGAATCCTTTTGGAATTACCACCGCAAAAGAGCAGAGTAGAAGTTATATTGTTGAGGTTGATTCCAAAAATCATGGAAATATGACCGTTTATGATACAACTGGTGGTGGAAAGACTGCTGTTTTTAATTCGGAATTTGATGGCGATAAGAAATATACTCAACTACCTTCAACAATTTTAAAAACATATCCAGAATCGGTTCAAAAAAGTATTCTAGATGTTGTAGGAAAAGCAGCGGAAACACAGCGAACTGCGGTTATAAAAGAAAAACTAGGAAATAGTTCTACTCCACTCTCTGAGCAGTTTAAGTATCTTCCGGGTTTCAATAACACTGGTGCAACAAGTGAGCAGGCTGATTCAACTAGAGTTAGAAATATATCAATTCAAAAGAAAGGAATAGATCCACTTTCTAAGGCTTTTGAGAGTAATGGGTTTAAAAATAGTCTGAATTTATCATACCCTTTAAATTTTGATAAAAATTCAACTCAAGATTTTATTGAATTTAAGGTTATTGAATACCAACCTAGAATTTTTACTACCGAGGGATTACAAAGACTCAAAAGGTATGGTAGCACTGATAAGAAAAAAGTAATCAGGAGCACGATAAGATTACCAATTCAAGGAGGAATTACCGATAGCAATAATGTAAATTGGGGTGCAGAGCCTTTAGATGCAATACAACAAGCAGCATCATTTGTTTCGCTAACCGCTCAAAATGAAGACCCAACATCCATAATTAGTGAATTTTCAGATCTAATACAAAACAAAAGTATTAATCCGGCAGTCCAGGCATTTATTCAGGCGGAAATGGTCAAAATGGCAACTAGCTCTAATAATAACTTCTTTAGTAGAGCATTCGGGGCAATTTTAAATCCAAATATGGAACTCCTGTTCCAGAATGTTGAATTGCGCCCATTTAGTTTCAGATTTGACCTAACACCAAGAGAGGAGCAAGAGGCAATAGTGGTCAAAAAGATTATAAGAGTATTCAAGCAAAGTATGGCACCTCGTCAGGGTGTTGCAGATATATTTCTAAAGACCCCAATGGTTTATGATATTAGATACGTTAATGGTATAAAGAAATCTGATCATACTTCTCTAAACAAGATCAAAACTTGTGCTCTAAAGAATTTCTCGGTCAATTATACACCATCCAATCAGTATATGACTTATGGAGACAATGAGGCCACAATGTCTGCTTATTCTTTAGATATGCAATTTCAAGAACTTGAACCGGTGTATTTTGATGATTATGATCACGATGAATTTAAAGATGATAAATCCAACGTTTCAATAGGTTACTGATAATGCCATTCTATTTTCGAGCAATTCCAAATCTAGCCTACATCAATCCAGAGAAAACGGCTAGTATTTCTGATTACATTCAAATCAAGAATCTTTTCAGACGAGGTAGATTGAGAGAGGATATTTTTGGAGATTTGGTCTACTTCACGAAATATAACATTGTAGGAAATGAAAGACCAGATCAGGTTGCGGAAAAATATTATAGCGATCCTTCACTTGATTGGGTTATTCTTTTATCAAATAATATTTTAGATG